AACGGCTCAACGATGCACGAACGACGACCGTCACGCGGTGCGCCTTCGCTGTCGAGGTACGCAGCGCCAGTCAGGTAGGTAATCAGGCCAGTCGGAGGAGTTCCGGCAGTACCAACGATGTTCGCGGTATTGTTCTTCGCCATGACCAGACCATCGCGGTCGATCTTGTTGGCAATCGCAGCAATCGCGGGCTTCAGCACACGATCCGAGAACATATCCAACGACAGCGCCAAGTCTTGCGTGGTGAACTGGGTATCGACGTGGAACTGGGTGGACAGGGTGACAGGAACGCTGGTTTCGTTGAAATCTTCAACGTTCAGCGCAGGGCCGGTCGTACCAATGAAGCGACCCGGACGGCGAACGTTAACGGTGTTACCAATCTTCGCGCCAACAACGGCGAATTGATCATCATAGTTACGGTCAACTTCACCCGTGAAGGTGAGTTCGTTTTCCAAGACCATCAAGGCCTCGTTAGTGATCTTACTAATAGTCAACAGATTGTTTGACATGATTTGTCCTTAAATAATGAGAATGGAATCAGCGGATTTTTCCGGCCTTGCGTGCGGCTCGCCATTGGGCATAAGTACCGTGGAATTCCCCGTTACTGTCTAGCTTGTTGTCCAATGTTGACCCCATCGCCTTGATCGGTTTAATCGGTGCAGGTGCTTTTGACACCGACACAGGTTTTACTGTTCCGGTAGGCGCTTCTAACTTCGCCTCCAGTCTCCCAATCTCGCGCAGCGCATTGATCGTTGACAGCTTCGCCAACTTCTCCCCTACTTCGGGGTTCTCGGCAAGGTGATATAGGATTCTTGGCCCTATGTCACTTTCAAGGATGGCATCTCGCACCTGATCGCTTACCGCGACTTCGCTGCTTGCTACCATGTCCTCGAAATCAGGCATTTCTGCTTTAGCCGTTTCAAGTCGTTCGTTCCAAGTCGTGATGACTTTTTGACGTTCTTCCTGTACGCGGCGTTCTGCGTCTTGCTGATCTCGCTTCAATAATGCGTTTTCTGCTGAGTGATCCGCCAATGCTTTTGCATATTCAAAGGCATCGGTGAATTGCTCCGGCTTCGGTTCTTCGTTGATCGGATCGGCTCTAGGAGCAACCCTATCTTCAAGTTCCCTCAACCGCGTTTCTAGTGCTGTCCTTGCTTCACGTTCCTTTGCGGCTTCTTGCCGCGCAGCCTCGCGTTGCTTGGTCAGTTCCGAGAAACGTTTTTCGAGTTTCGGATTCTGTTTCTTTTCCGGTTCAGTTGCCTCGTTAACTGCTTCCTGTCCACTCTCATCGTCGGATTCAGCAGGCTCGACCTCAGTCGCCTCTACTTCTTCTTCCGGAGCTAGACGCAGATGCTGGATGTTAAATTCGGCTAAATTTTCACTCGTTACAACGTTTTGAGCCTGCTTCGGCTCTTGCACTTCAGACATGAGTTGCCTCAAGATTTTGACCCGCTGCAATCCAACGGTAGATTAAAATAAATATACTCTTAGTAAATCATTGCTGCAAGAATGGGCTACCACCCTGCGATATGTCTTGTGCGGCAAACTGGGCGTATTGATTCTGTTCCATGTTCCGGCGCTCAATCTCTGCCGTTAGCCTGCTCGTATCCATGTGATGTAACAACAGTTGCACAATCGCATCAATCTCGGTCTTGTTCTGCGAGGTAATGGCGCGGGTGTTTTGGTCGTTGACCTTTACTTCTGCCATCGTCTCGGTATTGTGGGCTTTGCTAGTCACTTCCATCAACTTACGTTTAGTCGCCCCATCTTCACGGATTTGGGCAACCTGACCACGGTTGTTGATCTCAAGCTGCATAGCCTGTAACTGTTGTTGCTGCTGCTCAATGACTTGTTTGCTCTGCGCCAGTTGCATCTGCACCTGCGGCGGGATCGGGCTTTTCTCGTCAATCTGCGCCAGCGGGTTAGATGCTGCCAGCCGGTCGGCAATAATGTCTGCGCCCGGGAAATCCATGTTACGGAACACCAAGTCACCGGCAATCTTGAACAGTTCATCTTTAGCCATGAGAGGCATCATCGCCTCAACTGCTTGGATGCGCTTAGACTGATAGCCCGGGCCGGTATCCATCACAATATCGTATTCGCCCACGGTCACGTCATTGAGGATTGCACCCACAGCGTCGCGTTGGTTGATCGTCACCATGTCCGGCTGACCATCATCGCCAATGATCCGCATGACGCGCTCTGCGTCGTAAATCTTCGGGATTAGGTCAAGGATGATTTTGCCGGTGTGTTTGATCGAACGGGTCAGGTTGTCGTAGAAATGATAATTGCTGAGATCAATCTGCTGCTGCTGACCGTTCAACGCCTTGCCGGAAATATTGCCGGTGGGCATTTGGTTCGGATCAAAGATGCCGAGAACCGCTTGCAGGTCGCCATTGATTGACGATGCTGCTTCCATAATGCCGGTTGGCGGTGCTTCGGGTTGCAGTCGAGTCGGTTGCGGTGCTACGCGCCCTTCAATGTCTGTCTGCTTGTACCGCAGGACTGGTGCTGACTTGATGTTAGCCTGCGCCCATTCGTTCTCGTGACCTTCGTCTTGACCTTCAGCCAACAACCATTTAGCTTTGGGTGCGAGGGCGATGCTTTCAGTCTGACTGGTGCGCCAAAAGTTATACATCCGCTGCGGGTCTTTAGCGTGACGTACTAGACCAAACTTCTTGCGCTTGTCCTCAACGGTAAGTTGTGCGCCGTAGGTCGGGATGATGGGGATGTAATTACCCATCCACTCACCTTCCTCTAGCACCTGCATACCCGTAACTTTGCACCACTTAATGACCTTTTTATAGGTCTTGCGCTCGCTAACGATAGTCACGCCAGCCGCCAACATCATGTCGGCATCCGGCAAGTCCTCTTTGTATAGCTTCGTGCCATCAGAAAGTAAGACTAGCGTCGTTGCCTTGCGCTCAGTGTGGAAGTATTCCGCGATGCGGATATCTTCCTTCATCACCCATTCAGCACTCGAATCGCCCGTAGCACGCAAAGTAAAGCCCGACCCATCATCGGCATCGGGATACATCTCGCGGAACGTTGCTTTAGGGATCACCTCAGTTACCAAGCATTGCTCGGCATCTGAACCATCCGGCTCGACAGAGTTCGGATCGAAGTAAACGGTAAACGGGTTATGGATCGGACGAATATAGATTTCCTGATCGAACGAATCTTCCCGAACATAATCAGTCTCTACTCGCCAGTAACCCCAGCCCATCCTGACAGCGTAATCGAAAGCGTTATCGTAGGCAGTATCAGCATTGGAGTTGACCTCAATATGCCGTGTGATGCCTTCTAAGACCTTGGCTATCTTTAGGTCAGCTTCGTTGTTGACGGGGTGAACCTTGATGCGTGGGCGTTGCTGCCGCTGCTGGTTTGTAACCTGCCGCACATAGCTGTCGACTTTGTTGATCGTCAGGCAAGGTCGCGCCTCAAGGTTGCGACTGTTCTGAATTTCAACAGGCCATTGATCGCCTGCTGCAAACTTCAAATCTTCAAGAGCCTCCATCCGATTGTTTGAATCGGCATCAGAGGCCAGCCGCAAAAACTTCATCGCGGCATCTATTCTTGGGTCATCTTCTTGATAAGGCATGGCTTAGTCTATCCCATCCAGTTCGCGCCTACAACAAAGGTATTTTGCTGCGGCTTTGCGCGGCGTGGCTCTTTGACCATCAACGCGATGTATCTAAAGGCATCCGCGCCGTGTGAGTAGTGATCGTGTAACGGTTGTTTACTAAACTGCCCGGTGTTGGGATCGACTTCGTAGCGGTAGTGCCGCAAGCAGTCAATGCCTTCCTTGGTGTTTTCGCGGTCAAACCAACAGGCAGGGAAGATCGTCCGGGCAGCGTTGATGCTGTCCACGATGGGCACACGCGGTAAGATTTGTGTCTTGTACCCTGCGCCCCTGACAATTTCCTCAATGCTCTTACCATTGGCGGCTAAAGTTTTGTTTTCAGCGTCGTGCGGTAGCCACAGCGTGTCGTACACGTAGCCGAAGGTTTGCATCTTGGACAGGTAGTAGCTAATGGTTTGCTGACTATCCTCAAAGTACCGTAGCAGACGGGTTTCCATGCCAACGTACTGCAAGAACCATATCGCGGTGCTATCTGACCAGCCAAGATCAAACACCGCATGAACAGGCTTGGCGGGATCGTAAACAACATTTGTGATCCGCTGCTGAAGTTCAGCCATCTGCATCTCGCGGGCAAAGATCGCTCCGTCTACCGTCTGCCTGCAAACACCTTCCCACACGGTGTTATAGGAATCCGTGTCCCGGTTCTTGAGGGATTCGCGCTCAAGGTTCAGCGTTTCAGGAAACCAAGGGTTATCGCTCCAGTTAACTTTTGTGACTATCGAGTCGTTCGGCGGCTTGACTACAAAGCGCTGATAAGTCTCGTCTGTCTCTAGTTCCGGGTTGAAGCTGATCCATATCTCCGAGCCTTCCTTGCGGATGGTCGGGATCAGGACGTTCCACGAAAGTTTGCTTACGTTCGCAGCTTCCTCAACCCAGCAGATATCTACGCCCTCGAACGACTTAATGTTTGTTACATTGTTCTTTAGGCCGCTGAAGAAGAACTCTGTGCCGTTCTGTGCCCGGATACTGGCTTGGGTGATCTCGTAAAACCCCATGAGGCCAAGGCTCTCAATCTGATCGCACAGCAGCTTGTGGACTGAATCCTTCAAGCTGGTCTGAAACTCACGGGCACACAGGATACGCAGCGGCTTCCTCGCGCCAAGGATCAGCAGCGCCCTAGCAATGCCCCAACTCTTAGCACCGCCTCGCCCGCCATATAAAATTCGATAACGAGCCTTTTCCGGCTTAAACAAGCATTCCAGCTTTGCCGGAAACTGTGCCTTGCTTATCGCTTCAGCGACATCCGTCATTCGGGCTTAACGAACGTAACCACGATGCCGGACAACAGAGGCGAGCCGTCGGCATTCTCCAGCGCTTGCAGAGCCTTGCCGTCCACTCGGTCGATGATCTCCTTAATCGCCCAAGATTCACCGTTTTCAGCTTCGGAAATCAGCTTTTCAGCGATGGAATGCAATCTATGCGGTTCTTGGATAAGGATTTTTCGCAGCTTGTCGTAGAACAATCTCTGCCTTGCAGCATTTTGATTGCCTAGTGGCGCTCCACGTCCCTTTGTCTCAATTTCCATAGTCTTGATCTAATTAAGTTTTGTTGACAATAATCGTCACTTAGTTTTGGCTAAATTTTTGATTTTTGTGCGCTCTTGAGCCAATAAATCAGGTGCTGCTACGCCCATTGCTGCGGCTATTGCGGCGTTTCTACGGAACGGGTCAAAGGCGGCAAATCGGGAGCGTACCTGTTCCGGTACAAACGGAATAATTACATCTTGCGGTGTGCCGCTACCACCTTTTCCGCTTTTATCTATGATGCCGTTGTAACCAATCTTTTTTAGCGCTTCGGTAACTTTGTCAGGAATTGAAGTCCACACGTAAGAATTGTTACCTGCGGCTAGATCATCCTCTAACGTCTTAACCCATTCTTTAGGCGTGTATCGGGTGTTTTTGTCCCATTGATCTGCGCCATAGGCTTTTGTTCTGCTCCTGTCGTTCTTGAATTGTTCCTTCAAAAACGGCACAACTTTGTCTTGTAGTTCAGCTACGTTGGTTGTAGTCAACGGGTTGGAAATCATTGCCTTACCTAGCATTACACCTTTGGCAGAACTCCAAGGCGCGTTTGTTTGGCTAATTTCATAAGGAAAACCAGCCAATTTGTAAATATCAGCTAATTTTTCTTCTTGATTGTAAAGCGTGCCCGATTCTGCCCATATTTGTTTCAAAGCCGCTAATGGGTTGCCTTTAGATTCTCTGTTGAGATAGTGATTCCACGTATCTTCGCCCACATTCATAGCGTTAACTCCCGGCGGGTGCAGAGTCAATGGCCCTTCAGCTTGGTCAAAGTTTTGATAACCAACACGTTTAGCTTTATCAAGAATTTCGGTTTTTTTATCTTGCGGCAATAAATGCCACACGCTTTCTACAGATCGCGGCACACTTCCACGTTGTCCCATTGCTTGCGGGAAAACTTGAAAATAGTTAGCCATTTCGCCCGTGTCCATAGCCGACAATGATGTATCGGCTTTGCTCGTTGCGTATTTTGATGCAAGTTCCGGTGAATTTGTGCCATAAGGCATAGGCCCGGACGTAGCTTTGCGCGGGTCTAAATTCTTTTTTGCTAACAGCCGATCCAGCCTTTCCGTTCCATGCAGCCAGTCAACCGCACCCATCGCCGCTGCTCGTTGCTCTGACGTGTTGTTAAGCGGCAATCCTAGGCCACCTTGCTCTACAGGCAACGCTCCCCGTTCTTGGGCTAGGCGCAATGCAGCATCTTGCGGCGCACTGAATGCGCGTTTTATCGGCGCAGCTAACGATGCGGCTTCCATCGCCCTATCAACATTTCTTTGCTGCACATCTTCGGGCACGCCAAAGACCGACCCACGCCCTAACCTAACTCGGGCTAAGTCTGAGATTGAATTTGTCGGCTCGGCAGTGCCGTAAGTCTGCCCTGCGCCCAATGCCCGAAGCGCATCCATGACGCGCCCCGGTATCCTTGCTGCCTGCTGTGCATAAGTCGGCGGCGCTGCCGTTGCCATCTCCGACACCGGCGTGCCTTCGTACTGTCTCGGACTTAAAGCATCAGCAATTCTTGGCATGATTAAGTTTTATTACGTTTCGAGATGGCTTTAGCTTTAGCCTTGGCATCTTCTTTACTTGACGCGCCCCATGCAGTCAGAGCCAGCGCCAATCGTGTCGGCTTGCCCTGCTTTTCCATCGGGCCGGGCATATTGCCCATCCTTGCAAGGAAAGACGCTCTGCGCGGGTTGTCTCCAGCCTTAACGGGAGGTTTCAACGTCCCCCCAGTCTCAGCGTGGTAGCTTGCCCGCCCCTTTTCATTCAGCCCGCCAGCAGGGTTTTTGCCAGCTTTCTTAGTCCACGCAGCAGTCATTTTTTCTTTGCCGCCTTCTTGACGGAGTAAGCAATCGCTACCGCCTGCTTGGGCGGCTTGCCAGCGGCAATCTCCGTCTTGATGTTTTTCTGCAAAGCAGCCTTGCTAGTGGACTTTTTCAACATTAGCTTGCGCCGTGAATGATTGCAAAATTGATGATGACTGCTTCGCTGTATGAAGTCGAGGCGGTCAGGTTACGCAGCGTAATCAGAGCCGAACCAGCAGCTAGATACGAAACGTAAGTAGTGTAAGCACCCAAAGCGCTACCAGTTGTGTTACTAGAAACGCAAACGATTATAGTGTCGTTAGCGGAAATGAGGCTATTGGTCAGAATGAACGACACAGCGGTAGCACCAGCCAGCGCAGCGTTGTTCATCGTGATGCGACCGGCAGACTTGTTCAAAGTCACACCAGTGCTTTTGTCGGTTGCCTGAGTAACCGCGCCCTGTCCAGCAGTAGAATAACCAATCTCTGCCGAGGCATAGCAGGTCGTAAATTCGGGGTCTTGGTAAGCCACACCAGTTGCGACGGAATTGCTCATTTTAATTCCTTTCGTTAAGTTTCTTCTACAAACGCGACATCCTTCCAAGACATCAAAAGGTATCGCACGTCATCTTCAAAATACTCTGAGTAACGCAGGTAATCGTCAGCACTAGATTTGCCATACGTGCCGAAAAATACCTTGTCGCCCACCTTTAACGGCATCGGGTCTTGCTTGCCGTTATCGTACTTTTGCCCATCACCAACAGCCATTACAGTTCCACGGCTGTCGGCTTCGTTATCCATTACTTGAATCACATCTGACTTAATGCGTGCTTCAGGCAATACTAGAATCTTGTCTTGCAGCGGTCGGAAGTTCATGCGACCACCTCTAATACAGGCTCGACCTTACGCGGGCGACCCGGCTTGCGCTTTTCTTCCTGCCCCCACCATTCGCCACACCACTCTACGCGGTGCTTGTTGTAACTTTGAGGAAAACGGCGGCATTGCCCCATCACCTCATTGCCTGACAAAAAGTACGTGCAGGTGCTACAGTTGTATACAGCCATCAATGCTCCTTCATTGTGTGGTTAGAATCTCTGAGACTGTTCAGAGTCTCAGGGATTCGCTTACTTCTGTTTGTATTCGGTGCGCTCGTGCGTGTAGCAAACGCCAGCAGTACGACCAGTGTCATAAGTCTTGTCTGCGCCGGTCATGTCTTTTTTGCCCATTCCTACACCGCCACGCATCGGTTCTTTCTGTTCGCCACTTGCGTCAGCTTTAGCAACGCCAGCGGGTGCTTTTGCGGAAGTTCCGTATTTCATGTGATTCTCCTATGACAGAGTGAGTTTATACAACGTGGTATTGATAAGATCAGCTATTTCGTCAACGATGTTCTGAAGTTCACTATCTTGCGGCAACAACTCTCGGGCCTCGCCCACAAAGTCTTTCATAGCAGTCATGTACTGCATAGCATCTGTCGCTACGTGATAGTCCTCGCCGTAGCCTTTGATGCGACCATACTTGCCCTGATACGCCTCGGCAAACTGGTCGGTGGTTTCGATGATCTCTTTGTAGTATTCGCCAAGTGCGACGTGCTTGGCATAGCTACCCGGCCCTTCTGCGGCAAGGTGCATGAGATGGGCGTTCGTCCCGCTGTGCAGGAGGACTAAGACGAAATCAGCGACATCTTTATCCATAACTCACCCAAAAAAATCGAGGCAGAATAGCGCCTGTGACACCAACCTCGATAGACCGCCCGAAGGAGGGGAGGCGGTACAGGCTACACACTAGCAGAAAACTTTAAATCTGTCTCAGCCATTCTAGCAGCTTGATTCTGCATGACTAGCACTAGATTTTCTACCCCGGCTTCATCCCTCACCACAGACCAGCAGCCCGTCCACTTCTCTGCCCAATCTTCCTGTAACAAATTTTGTTTCCCTTTGGGTTGCTTGACCTCGACCAACCAAGTGACACCTTGCTTTGCCACTAACAGATCAGGCACACCCCGTCCCATCGCGGCTAGGGACAGAACAGAACAACCTCGCGCCCGGAAATGCTCGACGATCAGGGAATGGTTACTATCGACTTTCGCTGCTCTACGCATTCAACAAATCTTTCGTCTTATGTAACAATTCTTGCTCTGTCCCGTAACGCTTCTCAAACTCACGCCGCCACGGATGCCTGCTCACATACTCGGGATTGTTGCGACCGCTGCGATGATGAGTGGGACACAGGCATATCACAAACATTTCACCCGCCCGTTTGCTGCCACTCAGGACGTGATGGATATCGCCGTCGGAATGTTCCCCGTGAAACAATCGGCAAACAATACAGCCCAAATCCCTCACCTTGGCGTGCCACTCTTGCTCAAGTTTTGTCAACGTCTACCCCTAACGCGACCGAAGCATGATTGAGCCAGTCTAGCCATTCACTAAACTTTTCTCGTTCGTATTCGCTAGTTCGTCTGCCTAGCATCACGATGCCCCCATAAAGCCCCGGAGCGAGTCTAGGCGCGACTTCGCCCTCGTAAGTAGCTGTGAGTATGTCCTTCCAGTCGTTTTCGTGCAGGAACGTCTTTTGACCGTTTATCAGCCATTCTTTCTGTTTTGACCAAGCCTTGAGGATTCGCCATTGCGCCGCGTTTTGTTC